AGATCATGCGGAGGATGTCGGGAACGCTGCCACCGAGGGGCATGTCCGTAATTCCGACATAATAATCGTCAAGCCGCAAATCCCCTTCAGAAGCTTTCTTGTTTGCGTAGGCTGATATTAGATAGGCCACCTTCTTGTCGGCGTAAAGGTATTCTAGATTGCTGATGCGGAGATAAGCGTTTTGTACATTCAGGCCGCGAAAATGATAACCTGGTTTGATGAGTGCCAATGTAATGCCTCCTTATGGATTGTGCCAGCCGCTTTTATCGATATATCCGCATAGCTGGCCACTGATATAAAATTTAATTGGCGCGCCGTTAATGGAGCGGATATTTGTGTTGTTTCCGTATAAGGCCGCTCCGCTATCGTCTACTCTAAATTTTTCGGTTCCGCCTAAACACAAAGATATGCTACCTCCGGATTTGGAGTAGATCTCTGTGTTGCCAGACTGATTCCCGTTTCCAACGATCGTGTGATTGGATGTGGATTTTCCGATCATCGGCTGCGAAACATCACCTGTTGTCCTGCCATATATGGTTTTACTATTTTCCAGCCTAACACTATCAGATGCCATTATGTATCCATCTAACTCAATTCCATCCGGAGCGCTAATAGAAGCAATTGCACCTGTTGTGCCCATTGATTTGGGTCCGCCAAGATATAACTCTGCTGCTGTGCTTCCGTTCTCGCTTAAAGACCTGATATAAAACGCACGCCGTCCTCCAACCTGAACCTGTTCAAGTGTACCAAGTTTGACCGGCCTTGCGTAAAAAAGTTCAGTTCCCGATTTATCTCTGAATGATAACGAAGACGTATATAGCGTATTGTTTAAATTATATGATTCCGCATACATATCTGCATAATTTCCCTCAACCTTTAAATTGCCATTAACTCCATTTGAGCCGCCTAATAGTAAGGTGCCAGATTTGATTCTAGACGCGTTTAAGTACCCAGCGGTGATATTTGTCGCATTAATATACAGCTTCCCGTCGCTGCCGAGCCAAAGGCCGTCCGCCTGCGTGGGGGAGAGGGTGTTGACGAGATAGGAGCGGTCTTCCGGGGCGGGCGTCCAGTCGGTGGCTTTTGATCCTTTTTCGAGCTTCATGTGTTCGTATTTTAGGCTGTTTCCAGCCGTGCTTCCGGCAACGCCTGCATAGATTAATAAGCTCAAGGCGGCGCTGCTGGGTGGCGGGGTAAACGAGATTTGCTGCTTGCTATTGGACACATTTAAATACATCGTTTGAATGAGTTTTGCGTTATTTATATCATAGATCAAAACGGATACCTTGGTTGCGCTTCCCGAAATGACGGAAATTTTGCCTACGCTAAACGTGTATTGCGTATTTTCTAAGCCTGTGTATAGGTTGGTATAATACCAATCACTCGTGGAATTGGCAGTTAAAGTTCTTGATACACTGTCCTTAATATAATTCCGGCTTCCAATTTGCAGCCCATTGATCCCGCTCGTCAAATCCCCCTGCGTCGCCACCTGGTTCCCCGTGATGCTTAAGCTTTTGACGTTGAGGGAGACGTCGCCCTGTGGGGATATTTTCAGGGTTTCCGTCCCGGATGCATTGGTAACAGTTAGCCCCCGCACATCGAGATAATCCGCAGTCAGCTTGTAGACGTGGAGTACGTTGAGGATTGCAATGCCGTCCTTGGTCACTCCGTATTGCCAGACGGGCTCCCCATCGTTCCATCCGCTATCAGTCCACGCATATCCCCCGGCGTTCCGGGTGTAAATGTACTGAGAATCTTCAAGCGTAGGTTTATCGTGCCAGTAAGCGGTAACGGACATGTCGGGGTTTACGGTTGTCGTGCTATAAAGCCCCATGCTGTTTGCCATTGTTTCGTTGAGTTCCAAAGCGGCTTGTTGCATGGCGGACAACTTGCGGTTGGTCTGCGCCTTCATACGCTCTAAAATGGCCCGTTCTTTTGATGTAAGGGGTGCAGAGGTTGCGTAGCCATTTCGCTGCGTGGTCTCGCCTTTGGCAGCTATGGCAGATGCTCCATTTAATTTAATCGTGTGATCTGTAATAATTGAGACATGCTCCACGCCATCCTTATCCTCATAGATAATTTTATCAAGCGGCCACAGGTGAGGATATCCCATCGTCGTGCAGGTGTAAGGACGGTATGTAAAGCCATCTATTTTGGCGCGCAGTGCATCACATAGATTTTGTAAATTGTCTTGCGCAAGAAGGTTTCCTTCAATGTTCAACGCATATACATCGTTGCCCGACTGATAAACTGTCCCCGTTTCATCATTTGCCACGATTTGCATGCCTGTAATTGTGATATCGTTTTCTTGCATATCGGAGGTAAAACGGTCTGAGGGCGATATTCGGGTTGTCGTATCCGCATACCATGTCAATCTGAGTTTCCCATCCCAATCAATCCAAGCGCAAGTACCGGCCAATTCCGCAATCCATTCAACAACCTGTCTATAAGTCAATCCGTCCGATTCGGGGCGTTTCAGAGGCGAATACGTTGCGTTTATAAGGCTACCCGATGTTGTTGCTAGAGGTACGCCGCATTTCAAGCATGCGTCAGAAAGGACCTGGTACAGAGATGCCGGATAGGCCGTAGTTGTATCATACGACCGGTTGAATCTAGCCATGCGGTCGAGCGCAGTAATTGAGATAGTAGACAGTTTGCGGGGCTGCTCGTCGATTGTAAAGTATCCTATGGGGATATATTCAACTCCGCTTCCAACGGGGACAGAAAAACGTACAAACAGCTCCGCGCCCTCAAAAACGAACCCGTCAAACCGCCCATCATAGTTTTGCAGTGTGGCCTTGAACTCGGAAGCTATCGCGGTACCGATCTCTATTTTCTCCCCAGCCACGCAGCGCCGGGTTATTGTGATATCCCCCACAAAATCAGATTCCGTTAAATTCAATTCCCCACCTGTTCCATTAACGTGAATAGAAATCCCTTGTGGCGCGTCTGATTGCAGTACCGCAAGGGCTTCCGACGAAATGTTATACAAAATATCACTTCCCGCTTCGTTTGATGATGGAAAACTCTAAGCTTTCCCATTTATCTAATTCGCTGTTGTACATTGGCGACGTGCGGTCGCTCACGTAAAACTCAGACGTAAGAAAATCCCCTGCTTTTGCATCCAGATATTCAAGCCTGATATATTCTTTATCAAATTGTTTCAGCAGCCGCGAAAGTTCAGAGGTGGTAAGAAACTCCCATCCAACGTTTAGAGAAACTGTTTGCCCCACTTTTCCTTTGTGCATCACCGTATCTTCTGTACGCCCTGCGTCAGATTTTGAAACATCACTGAGAATGTATTCATATTTTGAGGGACATTTTACTTTTTGACCGTCTACCAATCTGATAGGATTATCTCCGGGAGTAAACATTTTTTCTCCTGCCCTTCGTGTATATAAAAAGCGCCTACCCCGGTGGGATAAACGCTTTCGTTATTTTATCTATGCCTGCGCGGCTGTCAACACCGGAGGTACACGCTCCAATATCTTATACATTGCGGTTTCGTTTTTGATCCAGTCCCCAATCTCCTGCTGATGCACGATAACCGGCATGCGGCTGTGAATTTCCTGAACAGACTGGTTTGCATCCGTGGTGAGGATCACATACCTTCGCTCATTGCCGTAATCATTGTAAATTCCGGCCATATACAATAATGACTTCCCAGATTCACGAAACAAGTACTTTTGTTTCCTCGCGTCTTTTGTCCACTCGAAAAATCCTGTGCTCGGTATCACACACCGGCGTGTAAGCAAACTCTCGCGAAATGTCTTTTTATCCAGCGCCGTTTCCGCGCGGGCGTTGATAATAACGCCGCTTTTGCTGCGGAAGTTGGGAAATCCCCACACCGCCACATCCGGTAGTATATTGTCTTGGTCAGCCAGCAACACCGGCGCGGGATTTGTGGGGTAAATTTCACCGGTTTTGAACTCTGCGTCCGGATGCCGCCGCGTGATTGCATTCACGATATCCCGTATTTCCTGCTCGTCGATTGATATTGTGTATCTTCCGCACATCTGCTTCACTTCCCTTCTACAAACCAGCGGTTTTCCTCCAGGAAAAGGTTGGTTTCCGTCCGGCCGATCCGGACACGATAGCGAATTCCAGCGCCGCCCGCTTTGAGCGACGCGGCTTTCCGCACATCCTTAATTTGATCGATCTCATAATGCGTGCCATCCTCCCAAGTGATTACCTTGGGTTGGGCATAACCGGTAGGCGTCATCTCAGCCAATACACTG